TCATTTCCCGCTCACTTTTGCGAGGTTTTTTCTGGATTCCACCTCGGTCTGCACATTCAGGCCCCACAGTTCGATCAGCTGGGGCAGGATCTGGTAGATGGAGAAGGTGTTGAACTGGTCCAGAAACTCCTCCGGGCTGTCCGGCACCTTTGCCGGGTCCGCATGACGAGCCATCAGCCATGCCAGGTCCTCGAACATCTCCAGACTGAACAGGTCGAGGTTGGAATTGTCCTCATCGTTCTCCCCCACGCTCTTTTCCAGCTGGCGCAGGTCCTTGTAGATGTCACGGCTGAACTTGATGCGGTACAGGCGAGGCACAGCGGCACTTGCCTTAAAGGTGACTTCTTTACCATCGATCTCGATTTTCTTTGTAACTGCCATAATCGTAATCCTCCAAAATTTCATGTAAAATTGGCAGAGCCGAAGCCCTGCCGTGTGTCTGCTCTTCTATTACTCTGCCGGGTCAATGCTCACCAGTGCATTACTGCCACTCACAGTGGGCAGCTTTCCATCCCACTTCTGGATCTTCTGGTACTCGATCAGCGTATCGGACAGACTTTCCGCCAGTTTGCGGTTTGCCTCTGCCTGTGCGTCTGCGGCAATGGAGGTCTTCTGGGCTTCCGCCTCTGCATTGGTGATCGCCACCTGCTTATCCGCTTCCGCCTTGGCAATGGCAGCTTCATTCTCGATCTTTTGCTTATCTGCGTTCTGCTGTGCAATGGACTTCTGCTGGATGGCTTCGTTATAGGCATCCTCGAAATTCATATCATTGATGACGACCTTGTTTACGAACACAACATCCTCACCATATTTCTGCACAAGGGACTCTGCCAGCTTCTGCTGTGCCAGAGGTTCGATCTTGGTACGGTTCGTCACCTCATTGGGACCAAGTTCAGCCATCGCAGACTTGATGGCTGATGCCACCAGCTCGTCACCGACCAGATTCTTGATGTCGGACACATTCGCATACAGCCATGCACTCTTCTCAGGAAGCACCTGATAGGTCACGATGACATCAGCGGCATACACAGGGGTCTTATCGGAGGCTTCACCCCAGACCTGCGCTTCGATGTGCTTATCCTGCTGCTTGTTGTTGACCTTGTGGATGCTCTGCACAAAGGGAATGCAGAAGTTGAGCTTACCGCTCTGGATGGTGGTCTCCTGGATCTGGCCGAAGCTGGTCTTCACGCCCGTGTAGCCGGTGGGGATAATGTGGAACGAGCAGACAGCCAGCACCAGAACGATGATCACTGCGAACAAAGGAAAGATTTTCTTCATAGTCATATACCTCTTTATAATAATGTAAGCAGAGCCGAAGCCCTGCGGTGTGTGTCGGTCACTTAGCCCTGCGGCTCCTCGGTGTGACTGGTGTCCTCGGTGTCCACAGCTTCCGCCTGCGGCTCGTAGACCGCATCGTACCTCTTGTTATAGACATCATCGGTGGTGTTGGTACCGGTCTTTGCCTTGACATAACCGTTTGCCAGAGGGGTTGCCTGCAGGTTCAGGGTGTCTGTCTTGACTTCCTTGCTGTCCTCATTGGTCTCACCCTCAATGGACGGACGGCTTGCCACACAGTTGTACAGCACATGACGGATGTGGCGCTGGTCGCCATCGAACTCGAACAGGAAGGCGAAATGCTCCAGTTCCACATTGGCGTTCTCAGCAAGCACACCGTTGCCATCCAGCTCCTCGTGCATGATGTCCGTGAGGAAGCTCTCCGGGATCAGCGCGATCTCCAGATCACCCTCGTAGCCGGAGTTGTTATTCACGACATAGTAGGCGATATTGTCCGCATAGAACGGCTCGATCTCACCGTTAGCATCCATAGAAAGACTGACTGCACCGGGGATGTGGACCGGCTTTGCATAGGTGACACTGCCATCTTCGTCAAAGGTTGCCTTGGCATAATGGCAGTTTTTCAGGCCAAATTTGACCTTATTGCTTTTCTTCGACATAGTGTTCCTCCCATAAAAATATCCTGCATGAGCATCACACAGTCAGCTCATACAGGACTTCATACATCTTTTCGGTTTCGATCCAGACCTCACTTTTCTCATAGTAGAGTTCGTGTGCGGTCAGGACTTCTTCAATGCTTGCTTCCATATCCGGGTCTTTGTAATCGGTGTACACCTCAATGTCTAGCCGGTTGAAATGGTGGTACACAAGGTTATCCGCGCCGAAATTCTCGGCTTTCGGATACAGGAAGCAGATAAACGGTGGATCAGGGCTTTCCCCTTCTGCGAAATGGTCATACGCATAAGGAAGCCCCACCTCCTCCACCAGAGCTTTTACTTCTTCGTGGGTCATTGGTTTCTCCTATTTCAGTGCCTTTTCGATGAGGGACTGGAGCTGCTCGATACCGGCCTGCTCTGCCGGAGCGATATGCGGTCTTCCCGCCACACGTCTACCGCCGCGCTTGGCATGACCTTTTTCCAGAAGATGAGCCAGCCGGTAGCGGTTCTTGGAATGCACCACCATCTGAAGGCTCTGGCTGGATTCGGACTGTTTGGTCGCCACCCAGCTTCCTTTGTATGCGCCCGTCCGGGACGGTGCATTGGCGGAGATCTGGTCTCTGACCGTTTTGGCAGACTTACGCATGGCACTCTTCACCTGCGTGGAAGCAAGCGTTGCATATTCTTTTAAGCCTTCGTTGATGGCCTCTGCCATCTCATCGATGCTGACGGTTCTGCTCATCCGGCTGCCTCCTTTCCAGTCTGCAATGAATCTTCAGGATCTTCTTCTGGTAGTTCATCGGGTCAACGGATTCGATATTGTAGAGCTGCTCCCGGAAGCGGATGCGGAAACCGGTGGAAGTCAGACCTCTCGTCTCACTGCACCACCGGACCGTGAACACCACGCTCTTCTGTTCGGCTGTGACCTCACCCTCTTCTTCCTGCGCCTGATAGGTCGAAGCGTAGGCAAAGCAGGTGAAATATTCCTCCCATGTGTTCCGATGGTTTCCAACCTTATCGGTCACGACCGTGCTTTTCTCGATCGTGATCCGCTCATTCAGTTTCTCGATCATCAGAACACCCCCTCCCTCACAGCAAACAGAATAGAACGAAGCGTCAGCATCAGCTGTTTATGATCAGCTTCGTCCCGGTGCTCGTAGAGATACCCCAGCGCATACAGAATCGCCACACGGCAGGTGCTGCGCAGGGCTTCCAGTTCCCTTGTGGGCTGCACTCCGTTCTCGGCATCCCGGTCAGCGGCATTGACTGCCTCCCACTGGTCTTCCGATAGACGGCCCACGTCCTTGCACATCTGCTCCGCAGAAGATAAAAGGATGCCGATCAGGGCATCCTCATCGCTGCTGTCCACGCGGAGATAGGTCTTCGCTTCGTAAAGCGGGATCAGTGCCATAACCGGCTCCTCCTTTCCGGGCTTTTTAGCCCTGCGGTGCCATCTGCAGAAGCTGTACGGCTTCGGGCAGGATCAGCTTGCCATCCACACGCTGGGTGGTCAGGAAACCGACCTGATCAGTACGGGCATACAGCTCGTTCAGACGGCGGAAGGTGCGGTTCTGGCGGTCAGCCACCCAGTAGTAGCTGTAATCGCCAAAAGCCATGACCTTGCTGCCACCCTTGATCTCCGGCATGAAGGCGGAAGTCTTCAGCGGACGGTTCAGCAGGGTATCAGGCTTGCCGATCTCCAGACCCGGCTTCCAGATATAGTTGCCGTTGTTGTCCTTGATGGTCATCAGCTGCAGCACCAGGGCCTCGTTGCAGAGGAACTGTGCCTTCTTGCGGTAAGGAGCCTTCAGTGCATAGTAGAGCTTGAAGATCTCATCAAAAGACACAGCATCCTTCTGGGCAGCGGTCACACCGACCTTGGCACCGCCAGTCTCAGCCAGCAGACCCAGAGGCTTACCCACACCGTCACCGGTGATAAAGGCGCGCTCCTCTGCATTGCCCATACGCACACCGAAGCGGCGGGCGATATAGGTGGCAAGGTCGAAGGCAGAATCGTTCAGCAGCTCATTGGAGATCTTGATCATGGTGCCCAGCTTGTACGCAGACAGCATAGTCTGACCGAAAGTGGTATCGCTCTCCGGAATCTCCTCGTCCTCATCGATCCAGCTTGCCTCACCGGTATCCTCTGCGATGGGAATCTTACGGGTGCCGGAGCTGGTGCGGATGACCGTTGCCATGCCACGGAAGATGTTGTTTTCCTCCAGTGCCTCCAC